TGAAGTTAAATATTTTAATACGTTGGAAGCTTGGCGACTTGAAAGATTAAACGGTAACGGTGAAAGTATTCAGGACAAAGCACGTGTTGACCAAATGAAAGCGCACGCACCGAATGAGGAACAAGATGACTTACCTTTCTGATATGAAAAGAATAATAATAGGAGCGGTTTACACTAATTCAACGCGCCCGCAGAAAGTAGAAATTACCGACGTTCAAACAAACGATATTGAATACAAGGTTATCGAAGCAACTTCAAAAAACCCAATCAATTACTTTGTTTGCAGTAAAGAACGTTTTTTAAGACTTTACCACTTATAATTAATTAACGCCGTTCAACACATAATTAAGTTTTGGACGGCTTTTTAAACTTAAAATTGTAATATGAATTTAGCAGACATCGAAAGTTATTGGAATAAACGCGGTCATTTCAATATAGAACTTTACTTAAATTATTTACGCGCAAAAAACAATAAATAGTAACCTAAAAAAAAAACACAATGAAGGAAACAAACATCGATTGCATGAAACACAGAAAATCAACACATTTAGCAGGTGTTGATGTTGAAGCAATAACAGCCGAAAACGGCAAATGTATTTTAACAATTAAAGAGGCGTATTACGAAACAGGCGTTAACGTTTCGGGTAACAAAACCGACGGCTATTTTTTAGATTTCGTCGAAGATGTTAAACCAATGGTTGTAAATTCGGGTAATCGAAAAACAATCGCTAAAATGGTTCAACTTGCAAAAGGTATCGAATCCGTTGAAAGCCGTAATTTAATGGCGTGGAATGGCTTTAAAATCGAATTACAGTTCAATCCTAACGTAAAGTTTGGGCGCGAAGTTGTAGGTGGTATTGTAGTAAGTCCAATTGCACCGATTACCGAAAAGAAAAAACCAACGTTCAAAGATGAACATTTCGAAAAGGCATTTAACGCAAACGCTACAATCGAAACAATTACAAAAGGTTTTATTACAAATGAAGAAATTTTAACTAAATACACACAATATGTTGCAAGTAGAACAACGAACTAACGAATGGTTCGAATTAAGATTAGGACGCTTTACGGGTTCGGAAATCCATAAATTAATGGGAATAAAAGGTTTAGGTTTAACGGGTGAAGGTTACGCGTTTTCGAAAGCGTGTGAACTTGTTTTCGGACGTGACGAAGAGGATAGTTTTATGTCTTTTGATATGCAACGAGGGGTACAATACGAACCCCTTGCATTTGAATGTTTTAATCGTTTGAATGAAGAGAATTTTATTAATGCTCAACAATGCGAATTTTTCGTTTACGATACTTTTGCGGGTGCAAGTCCCGACGGTATTGTTTCCGATAACGCTGTTTTAGAAATCAAATGCCCGAAACCCGAAACACTATTTGAATTGATAGCAACAAACGAAATTGATAAAAAATATCAATACCAAATGCAAATGGAAATGTTATGCGCCGAAAAAGATAAAGCATATTTTTTTAATTACGGTATTTGGAACGGTAAAGAAATACACCACACGGTTATTATTGAACGCGACGAAGAGATTATATCTAAAATTAAAGAACGTGTCTTAGAGGCGCTAATTTTACGCGATAAATACGTTGAGCAAATAAAAACTAACTTGCAATTCAACTTAATTTAAATTATTTTACTATTTTTTTTAAAGCCTTGCGTAATTGTAAGGCTTTTTTTTTGGTGTAACCTGTAACCTGTAACATAGGTTACACTAGTAAAAATAAAAAATAAAATAAAAAAAATATTTTTTTGGTGTAACATCATGTTACAGGTTACACTTATTGCATTCAAACCCTTATAGAATATAGAAAAAAGGTGTAACATTAGGTGCAACATCATGTTACACCTATGTTACACCTAAAAAAATAAATAAAATAGGTTGTATTTAATAAAAATTACTATATTTGTGGACGTGAAAAGTTAATTGTGCGGATATTAACTTACTAGTCACTAAAAAATTATTTAAAGCCTATTAGTTTAAAAGCACCGCACCTGCTTAGAATTAATGGGCTTTATCATTTTTAATACATTGGGCGGAATGGATGAACAACAAGCTATTAATTTTTTAGAAAGGTTTTCACTTTTAACTGTTGGAGAATCTGAAAGCGGTAAAAAACCAAATTTTAGTTGGAATAAAAACCAAAATGAAAAATTACAAAAAGAAGAGTTTTTAAAGCGATTAAATTACCAAGGTGGTATATTTAAAAAAGACGGAATAGAATTATCAAAAACAATTGCAATAGGTATTATTACGGGGTTTGAATTTTTAGAATGTGTTGATGTTGATACCAAGGTTTTATCGACACAAATAGAAAAAAATCAATTTTGGAATGAATATTACCAAACCCTAAAAGATAACATTATTGATTTCGAAAAAAAGTTTGCGGTTTACACAACAGCAAGTGGTGGGTTTCATATTCTTTACAAATCAAAACGAGTTGTAGGTAATGAAAAAATCGCAAAGTTAAAAGGTCATAAAGAAGCTATTTTAGAAAGTCGCGGAATAGGTGGTTATATTTTTATTTACCCTAAAAATAAATACGCTGGATTAACTTATTTTCAAATAGATTTTATTAGCGATGAAGATAGGGAAACACTTTGGAGAATTTCAAAAGCGTATAATTTTATAGATGAAAAACCAATAGAACCAAAAAAGGATTCTAAAATTTACCTAGATGGTGAAATAACACCATGGCAGGATTTTAACGATAAAACAGATATTTGGAACGTTATAAGTGACGATTTTTTTATTCCAACAAACGGACAAAAAAACAAACATTATTTAATTAAAAGACACAATGCAACATCTGACCATTCGGGTTATGTATTCCGCGATAGTGGTTGTATGTATTTGTTTTCAACGGCTACAATTTACCCAAATGAAAAGTTAATTTCGCCTTTTGTGGCGTATTCTTATAAATACCACAACGGCGATTTTAAAGAGTCAACAAAGGATTTATATGAACAAGGTTTTGGGAGTAGGTTAAAGAAAAAAATCGAAGAGAATAAACCTAAAATTGATAAACCTTTACCGATAAAAAATGTTAGTTTTCCACTAGATATTTTTCCAAAAGAAATTCAACACTATATTTTAGAATGTAACAATAAATTGGATTCAAATATTGATTACATGGGTTGTTCTTTGTTATGGTTAATTTCAACGTGCATAGGTAATTGTGCCGAAGTTGAGGTTAAAAGAGGTTGGGTTGAAAATAGCGTTGTTTGGTTGGCGGTTGTTGGTAAAGCTGGAATAGGTAAAACACCAAGTATTAACAATATAATTTTTCCACTAAGTAAATTAAACTTTAAAGAAATAAAAAAGTATAAGGAACTAAAAGAACGCTTTGATTATATCGAATCTTTAAGTAAAAAAGAACGTAACGATTTAGGTTTGGAATTACCGCAATTACCAAAGAAAACGCAATTTCTAGTAAACGATATTACATTGGAGGCGTTAGTTGATTTACACCAAGAAAACGATAATTCGGTTGGTGTTTTTAAAGATGAACTTGCGGGGTGGTTTAAGGATATGAATAAATACCGTAGCGGGTCGGATTTAGAATTTTGGTTAAGTTGTTGGAGCGGTAAAAGTGTTTACTTAAATAGAATTACCCGAGCGGGTTCGTTTATTGAAAAACCTTTTATTCCCGTTTTGGGCGGTATTCAACCAAGCGTTTTTAATACATTTGCAACCGACGAAAATAAAGATAACGGATTTCTAGACCGTATGTTATTAAGTTTTCCAGATGCAACGATTGACGAATACAACGATAACGAAGTTGATTATTCGGTTTTACAATGGTATTCAGACACGATAGTTCGGTTTTACCAAGGTATTAAACAAAAAATGATTAAGCGTAATAACGAAAACGATATTGAACCGTTGAGGGTTCGTTTTGATGGCGAAGCTAAAATAGAATGGAAACGTATTTTTAATAGAATAACAAAAGAACAAAACAGCGAAGAGGAAAACGAATATCTTAAATCGATGTTCCCAAAACAAAAAAGCTACATTCCAAGGTTTGCGTTGTTAATACATTTTTTTGAAAGTAACTTTGATGAAAATATTAATGTAATTTGGATTAATAAAGAATCCATGTTGAAAGCCGAAAAACTAAGTAATTACTTTGTTATGAATGCAAAGAAAATAAAGATTGAAGCAACCGAAATAAAAGATTTAAAAACGGCTTCAAAAGGTGCTGAAACAACCTTTGAAAAATTACAAGCTATTTATAAATCGGATAATGATTTTAACCGAACAAAAGTAGCTGAATTGTTAGGGGTTTCAAGAATACAAATTCAACGTTTAATTAAAAAAATTGAAGAGAAATGAAAATAGAAATGCCAAGTTATAATGAATTTTACAGAACAGAACGTTTAAGTAGAATTGCACAAAGAATTGTTAATCATAAATTTGATGAAGAAATTTGTAGTATTAATGACCACAAAGGGACTTTGATTGTAGAATTTATGAACGAAAAACCACACCCTACATTTATGGTTTTACTAAACTATTTTTGGTGTGCAGAAAACGAAATCGGAGTTGAATTTTTATACAAATCTAAACCTATTAAAAATGACTTATAAATTAATTTACGCTAACTTTCAGGTTTGGTATTTCCCAAGTAGACAATTAGCACTTTGGAAGAAAAAGCAACTCAAAGCGAGTGGTAATTTTTCACGTGAATTTAAAATTGAAATATGCTAACTATTACCAACGAAGATAATATGCTATTAATGGCACGCTATCCTGACAACTATTTTGATTTAGCAATAGTAGACCCTCCTTATGGGATAGGTGCAAATAAAATGACATTAGGTAATGGTAAAAAGAAAATATATAGAGGCATAAATGATTGGGATAAAACAATACCTACTAAAGAATATTTTGATGAGTTATTTAGAGTATCAAAAAATCAAATTATTTGGGGTGGAAATTATATGACTGAATTTCTTAAACCAACTTCTTCTTGGTTATTTTGGGATAAAGGAACAGGTGAAAATGACTTTGCTGATGGTGAGTTAGCATGGAGTAGTTTTGGAGGTGCATTAAGAAAGTTAACTAAGTCTTGGGTTGGTGCAAATGCAAAAGACGAAAGTGAACGGATGCACCCCACTCAAAAACCTATTTATCTTTACAAATGGCTACTTGACAAATACGCAAAACCAAACGACAAAATACTCGACACTCACTTAGGCAGTGGCTCAATAGCAATAGCTTGCCATGATTACGGATTTGACCTTACAGCGTGCGAGCTTGATAAAGAGTACTTTGATAAGGCAATGACACGAATTAACAACCACGTAGCACAACAAAAATTATTTTAAATGAAACCATACACTTTAAAACAATTTATTGATTACGTTCATATGGTTGACTGTTTAAATACTTCTATGCCAGCTTACACCGTTCCTAAACGCAAATATTCAGTTACAAAACGAAAGGCAGTTCAGAAACGAATTAGCGAAGTGCAAATAGACGAAAGGGGAGTACCTTTGGAAGTTATTAAGCAATCCTTAATAAGTAAATCGGTTCACGATACCAACGGAATAACAAAATTAATATTAGATTATTTGCGTTACGTTTACGGGTCAAATTCAATACGCAGGATTTCAAGCGAGGGAAAATATCGCAAAGGAATTGGTTTTATTCCAAGTTCAAATAAAGGAATGTCAGATATTGAAGGAATTATTTACGGTAAATTTTTAAGTTTGGAAGTGAAAATAGGAAAAGATACTATTCGAGAGTCGCAATTAAAACGAAAAGCTGAAATAGAAAACGATGGCGGAATTTACTACCTTTGTAAATGGTCGGATTTCGAAACGTTTCAAACCGAAATACAAAACTTAATACCAATAGAATGACAAACGAAGATTTAGAATTTATAAAGAATTTTCAAGCGTGGCGACGTGGCGCAGAAATACCGCAACCAAACCCAACAGAAATTGGTATTGCATTGGATAAATTAATTTATTTTTGTGAATTAAAATTAAAAGAAAAATGATAATACTTACAGCGATTGGAATAGCTTATTTTATTCAGCAACATTTGTTTATAGATTTCAAACCGTTTAACTGTTGGTCATGTTTATCGTTTTGGGTTGCAGTTATTTTGTATATTTGCGAAGATATTGAAAACGTGCATTATTCATTTGGCGCGTATTTATTAACCTATTTAATAATGACTTATGAACGTAAGTGAAAACCTAACAATTAAGTTAGAACGATTAGAAAAACATGGATATTGCAACGACCTAACGTTTCAAGAAAAACTTGAAATAGAACGCCTAATTAATGAAAAAATAAACCGTTCATGTAGCGATTGCACACGAAGAGCGATGTTTAAATTAATGAAGCTACTTAAAGAAAACGAACCGAAACCTATTATTCATTTTGTTGGAGTTGTAGAACCAAAACCGAAAAGAAAATACGTAAGGAAACCAAAAGCATAAGACATGGCAAAACACAAGTATATCGAAACGCCTGAACGACTTTTAGAGTTGTTTGAGGAATACGTAAAGCACGAACAAGAAAATCCGTTATATAAGCGCGATTACGTTGGTAAAGATGGTTTAGCAGTTGACACGCCATTAGTCACACCGATAACGTTTGAAGGGTTCGAAGTTTACTTGTTTCAACAAAAAATTATAAGCGATTTAGGACATTATTCAAGTAATAAAGACGATAGATATACGGATTATGTCACTATCATTACGTACATACGCAAGTTTTGTTACTCAAACAATTTCAAAGGCGCATCGGTAAACCTATTTAATGCTAACTTAATTGCAAAGAAATTAGGTATTTCGGAAAAGATTGAAACTAAACAAGTAGATAAATTCGATTTTGATATTTAATGTCAACAATAAAGGGTTATAAACCACACGAAAAACAAAGGTTAATACACGATTCAATAAACAATGAACCGTTTAAATATTATTGTCTAAACATTGGGCGTCAGTTTGGTAAATCAATGCTAGGTATTAATCAAATGTTATATTGGGCTATTAACCACAAAGGTTGCAATATTGCGTGGGTGACGCCCGTTTATAAGCAATCAAAGAAAGTATTTACCGACTTCGAAAAATACACACAAAACAGCGCTTTATTTAGCTACAACAAATCGGAGTTGTTAATCCAAGGTTTAGGCTCAACGATTCAATTTTTTAGCGGTGAACGTCCAGATAATATTCGTGGTAATACATTTGATTTTCTTATAGTTGATGAAATGGCATTTACAAGGCGCGAACTTTGGGACGAAGTGTTAAGCGCAACCGTATTGGTAAAAGGCAAAAAGGTTTTGTTTATATCAACACCAAAGGGAAAAAATCATTTTCACACGTTGTTCATGCAACCGAATTACGACGAAAGATATAAGTCGTTTACTTTTACGTCGTATGATAACCCTATGATTGACAAACGAGAAATCGACGAACGCAAACGTTCTTTGCCAGATTATATTTTTAAGCAGGAATATTTAGCGGAATTTATCGACGGCGGTACGGGGTTATTTAGAAACGTTCGCGATTGTATTGGAACGGGAATGAGTGGTAAAAATTACGGCGGTTTAGATATTGGACGCGCAGACGATTACACCGTTTTAACGATTATCAACGAACGTAAACAAATGGTATTTTGTGAACGTTGGAGGCAAACGGAATGGTCAAAGATAATTGATAAAGTTGCCGAAAAGATAAATCAATTCAAGTGCATGACCGCGGTCGAAGTTAACAACCAAGGGGACGTCTTTTATGAATTGTTAGAAAGCAAATGTAAAAATTACGTTTACCCACACGTCACAAGTTCAGCAAGTAAACCGATAATGATTGAAGATTTAGCGGTTTGTTTTGAAGAGAAAAGTATTAAGATTTTAAACATTGATTGGTTAATTGACGAACTAGAAAACTTTACTTATATTTACAACCCAACAAGTCGAAAGGTTCAATATTCAGCGCCCCAAGGAATGCACGACGATAGTGTTATTTCATTATCTTTGTCGGTGCAATCGCATAAGACTAAAAAAACAAAAGGTATTTATTACATCGCATAAAAATGAGAATAGACCAAATCGCTAAATGGCAAAACCTAATAACAACAGATACTAACTTTGAAGAGTTATTGGAAAACCTAGAATTTCGTTCTAAGGTTGTAAGTATATTTCGTGACGAACGTTTGTCAAAAGTTCGAAAAGCGCATTACGAAGATGTTATAAGGGTGTCTAATTACTACATTGAACAACTATCGACTTACAAGAAAAAAGACCCAATACAACGTATTGAAATACAAGGTAAATTTTACACGTTTAGCACCGACAGAAAACATTGGTCAACGGGTCAAATTATAGACATGAAAAATTTGGGACGTTTAGAACTAATAAACGAACCGCAAAAGTTACTAGCAATTTTCTACATTGAAGAGGGTTTGGAATATTGCGAAGAGGAAAAAAATAAAATCATTAATCCAAATGAAGTTCGCGAGGAATTGTTTAGGTTGCATTTTCCATGGCAAGAATACTTAAATTTTCAGGGTTTTTTTTTGCACAACTTAGAACAGCGGAAAATAGCTATAATGGCAGTGAAGACGTCGAAAGCGATAGCACAAATGAGGACGAACCAAAAGGTAATGAATGGTTCTTATGGACAAAGATTATTGTTCAAGTTGCAGAAGATATGCGCATTAGTATTAAAGAGGTTACGAAACAACCGTATGTAACCACTTTGTTTTGGTTGCATTTTTTTAACGAGAAACGAAAAGAGCAAATAAATGAACACGTTTGACGATTTAGGAATACAAGCAACCGAGCAACCTTTAAGCGATTACGAAAGGTTAGTTCGTGACATTGGTCAAAAGGTAACCGACGAACTAAAAGATTACGTTTTTAAGAATGTTAATAATTTAGGTGGTTTGGCGCAATCGGTTGTTTATTTTCCAACGGGTAATTTATCGTTTGAGGTTAGAGCAGACCAATATTATAAATTCCAAGACCAAGGGGTTAACGGTTTATCAAAAACCCAAGGTTCGTTATATTCTTTTAGAACGCCGTTTGTTAGTGCTAACATGGCAAACGCAATAAAAAGCGCTTACGGTGTTGGAATTGACCACGCTTATGCAATTAGTTACAATATTAAACAACGAGGTTTAAAAGCGCGTAAAATGACCGAGAATGTAATTAACGAAACATTACTAAACGACGTTGCAAAATTGTTAGAAGATATGACAGGTTTGCAATTTCAAGCAAAATTTAATAAATTTACAGCATGAGTGTACTTTTTATAAGTGAACCCCAGCCGTTCATGCCCGTTTACAACCCTTTGAACTTTGTGTTTTATTCGATAGACCATGGTTTAGAACCAGATTTTAAATATATTATTGACGTTCAAGTTAATGGTGTATTTATTTCGCAACATGAAGTTTACAATACAAATATTGGACAGGCTAGATTTGATTGTAGCGAAGTTGTTAAGTCACGATTAGTAAGTGAAATATTATCTTTGAGTGAAATTACAACCAACTATTTTAATTCAATTTGCACGTATCGAATAACCGTTTCGGAATATTACAGCGGTGCTATTCAGGATAGTATTAATAGCAGCTTGTTAAGAGCGTTCAACGGTTCATTAAGAACGCAAAAATGGTTAAATTGGAATTGGAACGATTACACATTAAACAGCGATGGAACAAATTTAAAACAATTCCTTACGGATTTTCCACGTAACGAAAAACAATTCGTTAGACGTACGGATTCGTGCTATATTGGAATGCTTACAAACAACAACTTAACAGGAATAAACGTTTTTTTATACGATATTAGTGGAACTGTTATTGAAACAACTTTGTTACCTATTGCGTTAGGTTCACGATTGTTTGTAATAAATCCAAATGTAGCTTATATTGAAGCGTTGACGGGTGTTTCATTTGAAGATTGTTTTTATTACGAAATCGAAGTTGCAGGTTTATTAAGTACATCGGAAAAATTTAGATTCTATATTGACCGCGAATGTGAACGTTACCCAAGTGTTCGTTTGGTTTGGTTAAATAAATACGGTGTTTGGGACGCATATACTTTTAAATTAGATTCAATCGACGAAAGCGATATTCAATCCATAATGCACGAAACTACATTAGGTCAATGGTCAGACGTTGGTTACAATTATGCTATTGCAAACGGTCAACATTTAACGCATTTAAAAGAGGTAACAGATAGGTTAATTTTAAATTCGGATTGGATTAAACCAGCGGTGCAAAATTGGTTGGTTCGTTCCCTTTATGAATCGCCTTTGTGCTATATTGAAACGATAAATTTTACACAAGAAGAATCTACTTTTTGTAATACGATTTCGGTAACTTACACTTTAGTAGGTGAAGAACCCGAAACGGTTGAAGTTGATTTTGTAGATGGTCAATATAGAATTAACGATTTTCTTTTTGGAACGGCTTTATTTATTTTACCAACCGAAACGGGTTGGACTGTATTTTATTCGTTTCAAATACAAGCGAGTTTAATAGTTGATGGTTGCCCTTTTGGAACTTTTACAATTCCCGAAGAAAGTATGTTTTCAGCATTTGAAGTTAGCGGTGTTACGTTAGAAATTCCGAATTGGGAATATGAACCTTTAAATGTTATGAACGAAACAAGTCGACAAAAAACAAGTAAGCGCGATATGTTGATTCAAGAACAAGTAACCGCGAAAAGAACATTCGATTATAATTCTCAAATCTTATGATAGGTGAACTATTTATTAACGGCGTACTTGTTGACCTAACAAGCACCGCGCCGTTTCCAATTAGCTACAACGTTGGCGATATTAAAGATTTATCAAAGCGAAAAGGAACGAGTAGTAAAACAATTAATTTACCATGGACACGAACTAACATTGAATTGTTCAAATCCGTTTATATGTTTTCCGCGTCTAGTATTGGAAACTTTGACCCAACGATTAGGTCAACGGCGCAATATTACTATAATAGTATTTTATTGTTTAATGGTTATGCGCAATTGCAACGATGCACCTTAGACAAATCGTTTGAAATTACGTTATACAGTGAGGTTGTTGACTACGTTCAACAAATGAATAAAATTAAAATCAACGAATTAGATTTTAGCGAATACAACCATACATTAACACTACAACACCAAGTAGACACGTGGAGCGGTACAGTTGTTAAAAACGGCGTTAACACTAACTTATTAGACCAAGGGAAAGGTTATTATTATGGACTTACAGAAAACGGGTTTAATAGACCTGCAAACGACACGTTTAGAGTTACCGATATACCACCGCAATTATATGTTTACGAAGTTCTTTTAAAGTTGTTTGAGCGCGTTGGCATTACATGGCAAAGTGAAATATTAGAAAGTTTAAGGGTTAAAAAAATGTTGATTTGTTACGGCGGTGGCGAGTTGCCAAATGTAGACCAAGAACAAGCGGATAACGATAGTGTCTTTGGAGACGAAGAAAACAAAGGGGACGGTTTTGTTATTAATAGAACTATTAATGTAGTTCGTGACCAAGACAGTCAAAATACAAATATTTTAAATACTCAATTAAATACTTTTAGCGCATTTGTAGACGCTACAATTACGCAGGATTTATTAACACAAGCACAAACAGGAACGCCGTTAAACATACGTGCCAAATCAAAAGGTTTATACGAAATTCAATACAATGGAAACCATAATCTAAACATTGATATTGTAGGGAATGGTAGCGGTGTTTATGCCGTCGATGGTTCTTATTCATTAGCTTTGGTTTTGTTAAAAAATGGTTCGTTAATAAGTAGCGACGTTGTTTATTTAGGTTCAATTACAAGCGAAACAATAAGCACTACATTTTCATTTGATTACAAGCGACAAATAAATGCTGAGATAAACGATGTTTTTACCTTTGGAATAACGTTTAGGTTAAACGACACTACTATTTTAAGAAATGCAATTAATAACGCGACTGTAACCACAACCATTGAAAGTTTGGGGGTTAATATAAATTACCGAAAACAACCGCAAGAACTTACAGCGGGCGGTACTGTTTACCTTAGTGCGTTTTTGCCCGAAATGAATGGAGACGTATTTTTTAAAGGGGTTATTAATATGCTTAATTTGTATGTAAACCCAAATGAAAACGACCCTACTATATTAGAAATTGAAACCTTAGATGATTTTTACATTGAAAGTTCGCAGGATTGGACAAAGAAAATAGATTTCAAAGAGGACGTAACGGTAACACCTACAATTAATTTTGCGACTAGAAACTACAACCTAAAATTTAAAGACGATAACGATTATTGGAATACGCGTTACACAACTGAAACAAACAAAAAATATGGTTCGTTTAACATTGATTCACAAAGTCAATACAACAACGAAACAACGACGTTTGAGTTACCTTTTAGCGCAAAATGTTTGGTTGATATTCCAAACCTTAACGACGAAGTTACGGATTTGGTTATGCCGTCAAACATTGCAATTGATAACGGGGTAGTAAAGCCGTATAAAGGTAGTGCGTACATTTGTTTCCGTGGTGGTTTGGTTGATGGTAATTGGATTCATGTAGACGAAAACGGCGACCCCGACCCAAACGTAAGTTATCCGTTTATAGGTCACACGAATTTAAGAGAAAACGCAACCTTTGATTTACTTTTTGGAGTTCCAGATAAAGTTTATTACACCGTAATTAATTACCCAATTAATAATTTATTTATTTATCACAAAAAATCTATAAATCGAATAGTTAATAAATTCGGTAAAGTAATTGAATGCCAAATGTGGCTGTTGCCGTTAGACGTAAATCGTTTAAATTTGCGACAAATAAAACTAATCGACGGCGTGAAATTTTACGTTCAAAAAATTAGCGAATACGACGCGCAACAAAATGTTAACACAAAAGTTGAATTAATAAAATTATGAGTACTGAAGCAATTTTTAACCTAAGGGTTAACACGGGTAATTCGATTGAAGATATTAACCAATTTGATAAATCGGTAAGTCAACTAAACAAGGACGTAAAAGATACTCAAACAACCTTAGAAAGTGGCAAAGGAATAAACACCTTTGAAAAGAATTTAGACGATATAGATAAAAAATTAAAAGAGGGTAATTTATCAATTCGTCAACAATCAAAGTTAATAAAGGAATATCAAACAATAGCTTTACAAGCTGGTGATTCGTCACCCGTTGGTCAACGTGCGATTAATTCAGCTGCTCAACTAACCGATAAATTAGGTGATTTGCGTTCACAAACGGTTGCTTTAAGTTCCGACACCGTAAGGTTAGACACGGCGTTACAGGGAATTGAAACGGGTGCAGCGGTTTTCCAAGGGTTACAAAGTGCCATTGCTTTAACGGGTGTCGAAAACGAAGACCTAGTAAAAACAATGGTAAAGTTACAAGCCGTCCAAGGTGTTGTAAATGCTGTTAATACCGTTGCGAAAAACCTAAATAAAGAGGCTATATTAGGACTGCAATTAAGAATAGGACTTGAAAAGGCAAAGAATTTTATATTAACGGGTTCGATTGCGTCAACTACAGCAATGGCAACGGCAGAAGGTGGTTTAACGGTTGCAACAAATACCACAAGTTTTGCAATGAAAGCCTTACGTGCTGCTTTAATAGCAACGGGAATAGGTGCAATTATTGTTTTAGTTGGTTTGTTGATAGCTAACTTTGATAAAGTAACGGCTGTTGTTCAAAAATTAAGCAGTTACGTTTTAAAAGCATACGATTACTTTGATAATTTAGGAACTGGAATTAAGGTTTTAGTTGGAATATTTTTTCCGTTTATTGGGGTTATTTATGCAGCGATAAAAGCACTAGAATACTTTAACATTATAGACACTAAAACAGAACGTGACCAAAGCGCAAGACATATTGAAAATATGAAGCGTATTGATAAATCATTAGAGAAACAAGAACAACAACGCAAGGCACGTGAAAAGGCATTCAACGCTGAACAAAAAGGATTAGAACGAGAAATTGCATTATTAGAAGCACAAGGTAAAAGTTCCGACGCATTAGTAGAAAAGAAAATACGAAATTCAATTGCTTATCAAAAACAACAACTTAAAGAACTAGAATTAAATGAGCGTATTTTAAAAGCGACTAACGTTTTAGGTGCTAACGACGAATTGATAGCAGAAACACAAAAAGCTATAATTGAAATTGGGGAATCAATTAAAGATAGTGAAAATCAATTATTGATAAACCAAGCGAACAATAGCAAAAAGAAAGTTGAAAATAAGAAAAAAGAAACTAAAGAAATTTTACTAAGTGATGACGAACTTTATAAAATGCAACAAGCTAATTTAAAGCGTCAAAATGAATTAGAATTAAAAGCAATCCAAGAAAGCGAGAAAAATCAAATACAAGCGAATAATGATTTATTAAACGCTTTGGAAATCATAAGCGAAGAAAACCGCCAACGATTATTAAGCGATAAAGAAAACGAAATACAAGCCGTTAACGACAAGTATTTTACATTAGAAGAACAAGCAAAAGGAAACGCTGAACAACTTGCAATAATTGAAACCGCGAAATTAAATGAAATTAACGACATTAATTTATTAGCTGGTGAAAAACAATTAGAAGCAAGTAAAGCATTAGCTGAAGAACAAAAGAAAATAGACGAAGAAAAAACCGCGCAAACAATAGCTAATATTGAAAAGGTTATTGAAATTGCACAAGGAGCGTTAAATGTATTTTCCGCGTTTAATAACTTGCAAAACGTACAAGACAATGAACGCCTTAAAAAAGTAAAGGGTAACGTTGCCGAAGAGGATAAAATAAAACGTGCAATGTTTGAGCGCGATAAGAAAATGAAGTTAGCACAAGTTGCAATCGACACGGCATTAGCGGTTGTAAAGGCTGTTTCAGCAAGTCCTGTAACGTTTGGTTTACCGTTTTCCGCTTTTGCATTAGCAACGGGAATCGCTAACGCTGCTGCAATTAAAGCAACAACGTTTACGGGTGGCGAAGTTCCCGCATCTAGTAACGTCCCAACAACGGGTGCGAGTGCGAGTAGTTTTACTCAACAATCGAATAACACTAACGAAACGAATTTAACGGGTGTAAATGTGCCAACAGAAAACACCACGAAAGTAGTGGTATTAGAAAGCGATATTACTAAGATACAAAACCGCGTTAAGACTCAAGAATCGACGTCAACGTATTAATATCGAAATTGTCACCTAACGAAATGCAACCGTATTTTTTTAGGTGGCTTTTTGCTAGTGGTAAATTTGTTTCGTGGATTTTTACGTTAACACCCTCAAAACCTATTAATTCGTAATAATTCAAGTAAAGCGATTTAATAAAAAAATTATCGTTTTTCCAAGTAATGTTATCGAATAGTTCAACGACCTTTTCACAATCAAACCAAACGGGTGAATGTGTTTCGAAATTCTTTAAAGGTTTGCCACAACTATTTAAAAAATCAATTGTGTTTTGTGATGCGATTTGATAATTAAAAGGGTGGTTTGGATTTACCAATAGTTCACCGCTAAACATTGCTTTATGTGGTTGTTTAACTACTAATAAATTATCATTCATAAAAAGAAAACGACCTTTATTTTCACGTGCAAAATTAATTACTTTATGCGCGACGTCAATAGTTGGGTTAATGCTGTAAAATTCTTCGTCAATGTAAATATTTGCGTCGGGAAATTCTAGTTTAATTAACTTAATTGAAGCTTTTAAAATACTTTTATCGCTACCTTTTTTAAAAGGATAAAAAATATTTATGTTTTTTTTTGCCATATAAATAAAAGTTATAACATTTGCAATAATGAGAAAAGATTTACCCGTTTACAGAATATCAATTGACCTTGAAAACCCCGAAACAACCGTTTCGTTTAATTCATTGGTTTCTAATCCTGCACATGAGAAATCTTTTCAAACGTTTTCGAAAGTTCAAAGATACGAATTTAACGATGAAAAACAAATAGTTACGGGTGTCGCAATTTCGGCAGATTTTCCAATTTACCGAAAAAATGGTAACGAGGAATTTTATGTGTTATTTGATAAACAAGCTATTTCGGATATTGTTGTTGATTACGCTCGAAAAGGAAACTTTAATAATCTTAACATTGAACACGAATCTAAAAATGTGGTAAATAACGCCTTTATGGTTATGTTATACCAGATTGATAACGAGAAAGGTTTTACCGCACCCGAACGATTTAAAGACGAAACAGATGGTTCACTTTTAGTGAGTTATAAAATACTCGATAAAGACGTTTACACACGTGCAAAAAATGGTGAGTTAACGGGATTTTCAATCGAAGGGGATTTTGTAATCGAAGAACTTATGAAGGAAACGGAAAACGAATTTTTAACCCAAGTCATTGAAGACTTACAATTAATGTTAAAATGAATAAACAATTAGAAACAATCGCAAATTTAATGAAGGAATTAAAAGCGAAATTTTCAGCACCTGAACCAGCGAAGTTTGAAACAGCAACTTTAATGGACGGAACTATTATCGAATGGGAAAACGACCTTATGGTTGGAACGGCTGTTTTCGTTGTTGATGGCGAAAACAAAGTTCCTGCACCTGCTGGTAACCACACGTTAGAGGATGGTCGCACGATTTCAGTTGATGAAAACGGAATGATTACAGAAATCATTGAAGTAGTTGCACCCGAAGAAATGAGTTCGGACAAAGTGAACGAAATTGTTAACGCTAAAATGAGCGAAGTTTTAGATACATTTTCAAAAGGATTTGAATCTATTACAAGCGCATTCGAAGTAATGGCAGATGAACACAAAGCATTGAAAAATGATTTCGAAGCGTTCAAAAAATTACCTTTAAACAAGGATAACGAAACACAAAAATTTAACCGATTAGGTGAAGATAGCAACTTGACAGCTAAACAAAATATGTTATTGAAAAAAAGAAAATAAAATGAGTTTAAAAAGTTTTATTAAAACAAAATTTGACTACGATGTAGCAGATTTAGCACCTTACGTTGATTCACAAAAAGACGTATTATTAACGAGACAAGTATCTGAAGCTAGAACTTTGTCTTTAATCGCAACACAAACGGGAATCAAAGGTTCTGAAACGTTGAAATTGTTGGACGATTCAATCGTTTACCAAGCTGGTGGTTGCGAAATGGCACCTGCTGGAGACACGGTTTTTACAGATAGAAATATCGAAGTTGAAAAAATCGGTTTCATGAAAGGATTTTGTAATTCAGATTTAGAAGGTCTTTGGACGCAATTAGCGTTACAACCTGGCGCAATGGCTGAGGATAAACAACTACCTTTCGAAGCGCAAATTACAAATTATCTTTTGTCTCTTCACGCACGTGAATTGGATAAATTAATTTGGAGAGGTAACAAATCAACGGGAACAGGTAACTTACAATGGATTAACGGATTTAGTCAATTCCTAACGGTTGCAAATGGTTGTGTTGATTTGAATACGGGTTCATTAGCATCGTTAACTGTTGGTAATACTTACGAAGCGTTTTTAGACGCTTATGAAGCAATGCAGGCTGTTAATGCTGATTTGACTGAAAACCCTGAAACTACTTTCTTTTGTGGTGTTGAGACACTTACAAAATTAAGACGTAACATGATTAACTTGAATTTGTACGCAAAAGCAACTGACGAAGACGCATTTACTCAAATGTTGTTTGGAACTACAAAAACAATTGAAGCTGTTACAGGTTTGAACGGAACAAGTAATTTTTACTTTGGTAAAAAATCGGAGTTTATTTTCGGAACGGATTTAGAAAGCGATTTCGATAATTTCGAATTGTGGTATTCACAAGACGATGATAAATTATATTTGCGTTCGAAATTTAGAGCGGGAACACAAGTTCCATTCTTGAACCAAATTGGAGTTTTTAAACCAGAAGTTTAATATTAATAATTTAAGGGGTTGCAATACACCCCTTTTTAAAACAAAATAATTATGTGCAATTTAACACAAGGTTTTAACGATAGGATTTGCGCTGGTTCAATTGGTGGTATTAAATCAATTATCTTTATTCCAATTGACACGCTTACAATGGCGGAAACGGGTTTAGAAGTTACTACTTTAACATCGACGGTTCAAGTTTACCAATATAAACTAAGACAAAATTTATCCAACTGGACAGCACCGCCACGCAGAAATGAAAACGACGCTGTTTTTTATGACCAAACATTACAAATGCGACTAAATTCAAACTCAAAAGAGTTAAGAGCTGAAATTCATTTGTTAGCGAAAAACGAATTAGCAGCGGTTGTTCAAAATGCGGATAATAGTTACACGCTTTTAGGAGCTGAAGAGGGTCTTAGAATGGGTACGGATTCAACGTTTACAAGCGGAACTTTAAAATCTGACGGGACACCAACGATTTTAAATTTTATGGGTCAAGAAAACAACCCTGTTTTAGACGTTCCTGCGAATTTAGTAGCTACTTTGTTGGCTTTCGTTCCAGCACCTTAATATTAACATTATTAGAAAATTAGCCGAGTGTTTTGCATTCGGCTTTTTTTGTTTAAATTTGAACTATGAAAAAAGTATTTTCACCAATTTTAGGTCACATGATTGTAGATAACGGTCAGGATTTAACCGTTTACGGAATTGTAAAAGAACAAGAAACACCAAAAATTCAAAATGTTAAGAATAATAAACAACGACGAAAACCTAATAGTTCTGACGTTAAGTGAATTATCGGTTAACGATAGTGGCGTTTATCAATTTGAATTTTATCACATTGATAGCAAAACAACAACGGATTTAGAATTAGAAATTATTGAAACAAACGCAAGAATTGACACGTTTATTTTCTTTGCTGAATTTGAGAAAACGGGCGATTACATTTATAAAGCATTTCAAGAACAAAAATTAATAGAAACAGGATTATGTCGGATAACGGAGTAAAAGCGGTTTCGCTTACATTCAAAAAAGATTTTATAAAACCAATTGAAGAGACCGACAGATTAGGTTTTGTAAAGTGGGGAAAAAAGAACGATTACCCGTTTTTTCTAAACGAGTTAAACGATGGTTCGGCGTTGCAAGGTGGTATTGTTAGAAACAAAGTAAACTACATTGCAGGAGGCGGTTTAGAAATCGTTAGCGGTGGCGCTGAAGTTGAAACGTTTATAGAAAATAAATATACCGATTACGACCTTAACGAAGTTTTGCAAATGGTATCGACTGACCATGAAACTTATGGGGGTTTTGTTGTAAAAGGTAGCTGGTCAATGGACGGTTCAAAGGTTGTTAAGTGGGAGCATTTAAACATGGACGATTGTAGGTTTTCAATTGATTTAACCATTTGTTTTTTGTCGGACGATTGGAACGCTCAAATACAAAACAGCGATAAAACTAATTTTCGAAGTTTAAGCGTTTTAAATTTAGATAGTAAACAAGGTTCGTTTTACATATATTACAAAGACCCAACAAAACGAGCAAAATTTGAAAAAGGAATTTACCCGAAACCGCCTTATTATAGTGGAATTTCGGCTATAAATACCGACGTAAATTTATCAAAGCATTTCGACGCTTTGGTTCAAAATTCATTTAGCGCTGGAACGTTGATTACCTTTCCAAACGGGCAACCACAAACAAGGCAAGAAGCGGATAGGTACGTTAACCAAGTAAAAGGAACGAGCGGTGGCGTTGATAACGCTGGTGAAATAATAGTAACGTTTGCGGACGGCAAGGATAACGCACCAATTGTTCAACAACTTAACGGTAACGACTTAGATAAACGTTATGAATACACAAGTAAAAGAGTTACACAAAACATTTTCCAAGCTAACGGAATAACGTCCCCAACTTTATTTGGGACAATGACCGAGGGGTCATTTAACGCAGCAGAAAGCCGTGAATTATACGAAATTTGGAACGGTAATTATATCGCTACTAGACAAAACGTTTTAAATTGGGCTTTTAATTATATGTTAGAATTAAGCGGTGTTGTTGGCGAAGTTAAAGTAAAGGATAATAACCCGTTTATTAAGATTGAAACACCTATTGAAACACCAACAAATGTAATTGACCCAACAATGACAACACCCGAAATTGATGTTGCAAAAAGCGCGTTGAATGGCGCACAAATTGCGTCCTTAGTTGATGTTGTTGCACGAATTAAAGAGGGCGTATTAACAGCAGAACAAGCGTTGGCGGTTGTTTTATCTTCGTTTCCAACAATTGCAGAAAATGAAGCCCGAAAAATTGTAGGTTTAAACACTATATTTAGTTCGAATTGTTCAAGTTCACACCAATTTAACAACGATGAACTTGAATTATTTGCAACTTTTGGAGTTGATGCGGATAATTACCACGTATTAAGTAACGAAGTTATTGAATGGGAATCTGAAAGCGAAATGGTATTTAATAGAAGCGCAGAAATATTCGCAACTATTGGAGAAATTACCGCAAGTTTAACGGATTTCGACCGTAAAATTTTACAACTTTTAGAAGATGGTCAAGACGCTACAACAATCGCAAAGGCTTTAAAATCCGATATTAAAACGGTTGCGGTTCATATTGCTAAAATGGTCGAATATAATTTAATAACGGGCGGTAAAGTTACCGATTTGGGAAACAGATTAACAACAAACGACACCCTAGAATTTGAGGTTCGTTTTAAATATGCTTTAAGACCCGATAACCCGCCTTTATTAACTGAAAGCCGTGAATTTTGCCAACGTTTAATTTCTTTGAATAGACTTTATTCACGCGAAGAAATCGAAACTATAAGTTCACGCGTTGACCGTAATGTTTGGAATTATCGCGGTGGCTTTTGGACAAACGCAGACACGGGTGTAACAACGCCGTACTGCCGTCACATTTGGAATCAACAATTAATAGTTAAAAAATGATAACAACAGTAGAAATTGTAAAGGAATACGGTTTAACGCAACAAAATGCGGATACCAAAACGATAAGCATTCAGATACAACGATGCCAAGATATTTATTTGCGTCCTGCATTGGGTTTGGAGTTACTAAACTACATTTTAGTTGAGGCAAATCGAGTAGACGATTACGCTGTTTTATACGACACTTACATTTTACCGTGTGTTGTTGCTTATGTTGATTATCGATGTGCTGTTTTCCTTACAACTAAGATTACAAACAAGGGGGCAGGGCTTACAAGCGACCAAAACTTTAACGCAAACAACGACGCAGATAATACCGAGTTTTTAGCTAGTTTAAAAGCAGATGCTGATTTCTATAAGAATGAATTAATTAAATACCTTAGAGACGATAACGGGCAAATGTTTGAACAATACAATGTAACCGACGATTTGATGCCAAAAGATAGGACGGGAATAGTTCCGAATTGGTATGGTTCAACGACACCGATTTTTAACAATAGAACAAACTGCTACGAATGCGAATGACTATAAATAAAATAGTATCGGAGTTAAAGTATATTCAAGAACAACACCGCCAATTAAACGATTTCTTTTTTGGCGATTTTGTCGACGCGATAAATAAAGAGACACCGCCACAATACGCGTATTTAATTGCAACGTTACAAAATTCAAACGATAGTAACGGTTTTGTTGGTGTCAATATGATTTTAACCGTGTGTGACCAATACGAATTAGGAAACACCCGAATGATTCAAGAAATACATTCGGATTGTTACCAAATTTTGAACGACATTAAAATAACAATGTTGCAAGAACGTTGGGTTGATTTCATGGATATTAATATAGCCGTCGCAAAAGAACCATTTATAAACAAGGGGCACGATGTTACCGCAGGTTGGTCGATGTCAATACAAATGAACGTATTTGACGAACAAAATTGGTGTAATATTCCATATATTAATTACGATTTTGAAAACGGTTCTTTTCCGCCAAACCCAGAATGTTTACCCGTAACAATTTCAAACGAAAATAACACATTTATTGAAATTACAGATGTTGATTTTATTTTACCAAATACAAACCTAGATATTTTTGTTGATGGAATTTTGCAAGAATCAACTACTTTCGTAACTTTGGATAATTCAACTGAAATAAATATTATTTTATAAATAAAATGGATTTAAATTTAACAAATAGCCAAACACCAATAGTTGTTTCCGTTGACCAAGTTGCCGAAAACAATCGTAATTATACCGTAATAGAAAATGCAACATTTACCGACCCAACACCCGAAGAGGGCAAAGGATTTAAAGTGTTTGTTAGAAATGGAACTGCAATTATTGGTGGTGATTCATTTGGTGAAGGTTCATTTATATTTAGAATTTACTACGATGGTGCATTTTTAAACGTACAAATAGACCAAACGTTAGCGCAAACGTTAGAACGTGGTAACGAAACGTTTTCAAACGATATAATTTTAACCGAATTAGACCGAATTGTAGTAGGTGCAAATCGCGCTGGTTTATCAAAGGGGACTTTCGACACGTCGCGAGGTGGCGACAAAGGGGTTTCGTTACATTGTATTGTAGGTTATGAATTAAATTTTCAAGCTGGTTTTTTACGAATGTATTTACCCGAGGGGGACGGTACACCATTACCTATAAATTCGGATTCTGAAATTATTTACACCGAATTAGTAACAACAACACCAACGACGGGAACGAGTTTAATTACCAAAGATTACGCAGATACAAAAGAACCTGCTTTAGGTTTCACACCCGAAGATGTCGCAAATAAAAAAATAGATTTAACAGATAATTCCGACACGTTTTACCCAACACAAAAAGCGGTAAAAACGGCTTTGGATTTAAAAGTTGACGCGGTTGCTGGTAAAGGATTAAGCGAAAACGATTTTACGAATACGCTTAAAACTAAACTAGATGGAATTGAAGACGGCGCACAAGTAAACGTAAACGCAGATTGGAACGCAACAAGCGGTGACGCTGAAATTTTAAATAAACCAACAATTCCAAGTATTGCAGGTTTTGTTCCTTATACGGGTGCAACACAAGACGTTGACTTAGGTACGTTTCACCTAGATGCTGCTAAAGGTACATTCACACATAGTGGTAGCACAGACACTCTTACAGCTAATCACACAAGCGGAAGTGGTATAGGTTTGCTTATCACGAAAGGTGGTGCTAATGAAGGACTTAAAGTCAATAAGACATCAGGTAGTGGGAACGCGGCTACAATCATCGGTACTCTTGAAGCTACTACATTGGTAAAGACTGGCGGAACGTCTGCTCAATTCTTAATGGCAGATGGCTCAGTAAGTACATCTATGAATCCAAGAATTCAAACAGTTGTATCTAGTGCAACGGTTACAGCAACAAGCACAAATGATATAGTAACAATTACAGCACAAGCAGTTGGTTTAACGTTAGCAAATCCTACTGGTACATTTGCAGAAGGTCAATCTTTGATTATTAGAATTAAGGATAATGGTACAGCAAGAGCTATTGGTTATGGTGCTAATTTTAGAGCAATTGGAGTTACAGCACCAACAACAACGGTGGCAAATAAGACTACTTATATAGGTTGCATATTTAATTCAACAGATACTAAATTTGATATAGTAGGGACATGTACAGAAGCCTAATATCTTTGATGCCAAAAAGTAGCTTTGACCCTGATGCACAAGCGTTCATTACAGCGGCTGCGATAACTGATAACACCCAACAAAATGCAATCAACACTTTGGTACTTGCATTGAAAGGGTATTCAATTTGGACTAAAATGAAAGCTATTTATCCTATTGTTGGTGGCACAGCATCACAGCATAAATTCAACTTAAAAGACCCAAGAGATTTAGATGCTGCATTTAGATTAACATTTGCAACTGGTTGGACTCATTCAGCTACTGGAATGACACCATCAAATGCTTTTGCTGACACATTCTTAATACCTAACACATCAATGGTCGTAAATTCAGCGCATTTAAGTTATTATTCAAGAACAGATAGTGCAATTTTAAATGAAATACCAATTGGAGTATCACTTAATTTAGGAGGAAATGGTCTAAATTTAGTAATAAGAAGAAATACAAATGTAAATTCATTCAGAGCTACAAGCGGGATTTTTAGCGGCGTAGTCGATAGCACGTCAACAGATTCAAGAGGATTAACAACTGGATCAATTACTTCATCAAGTAGTAGAAAAATTTATAAAAATGGCACTTTATTAAACACTAATTCATCTACTATTACCCAAGTTAGGTCAACTGGAAAAATATTTATTGGTGCAGTAAATATCACTGATTTGGGAGGAGCTACTTTTTTCACAAATAAAGAATGCGCCTTTGCTTCAATTGGTGATGGATTAACAGACACAGAATCTGCTAACTTATATACAGCGGTACAAGCGTTTCAAACAACACTAAGCAGACAAGTATGATAGAAGGAAGAATAGTAACAACAGAAACAGCGGAAAGTCTACAAGGTGTATTCTTTGACGCAGACACATTTTTTAACTTTGTTCAAGATATAAACGACGTTTATTTCTTATTTTTGAGCAGTTCAGACGAGGCGGATATAGCATCAACTGAATACGCTTACTTGCTGGAAATACCTTTGAGTGAATACGTACCACCAATAACACTAGATTAATGAAAACTAAAACAACACTTTTGCTACTATCTTTTTTCTCAATATTAACACCGATAAAACCGCTTGTGTTAATTTCGGTTGTTTCAATCATTTTAGATACTTGTTTCGGAATTTGGCGAAGTTATAAGAAAGGTCAAAAGATACGTTCACGTAGACTTTCACACACTATTTCTAAGAGCCTTTTATATAGTGGCGCAATAGTATTTATATTCTTATTAGAAAAGTTTGTTATAAGCGATATTTTAGGGCATTTTATAGCTATTGATTTGGTATTAACTAAAATGTTTACTTTCTTTTGCGTGGTAACTGAATTGAAGTCGATAAATGAAAGTTACGAAAGTGTAACGGGCAAAGATGTTTGGAAAGCATTTATTATTTTTGCGAAAAGAAGTAAAGAACAAATTGAAGATTTAAAAGATTAATCGTATATTTACATTCCATATTGTGTTTTTAGGTTAATTAAAGTCGTTTGTTTATTCAGACGGCTTTTTTTATGCGGTTAAAAAAAAATAAATCAAAAATAAATTTAAGCTAACTTATTGAAAATCAAAGGTTATTTTATTTAAATCAAAAATAAATCAAAAATAAATTAATAAAAGTGTATTTAATTAATAAATAGTACTTATATTTGTAGACACTAAAACGGTAAAACAAATGGAAACTTTATTATCTAAATCAATCGAAGAAAGAACAATCAACTTAATGATTAACGGAATGGACGCAATAGAAGCAGTTAAACAAGCTATTCAAGAAGAACAAAAGTTTATTGAAGAAATGATAGCTCAACAAACTGAAAGAAGCGTAAAAGCTAAAAATCAAATTTGTAAAAACGTTTACGGATTAATTCACTTAATAAATTAATTATGGGTTTCACGCATCATATTTGGGAGTGTAAAGAATGTGAAAAAAAAATACTTTACACAAGTCGTCAACAGCACCCTAGTAAAACACATATTTGTTTTGAAGGTAAATTAAATAAATTAGTTAATTTTCAAATATTTCTAAACGAAAAAGGATTAATAACAAATCACGATTGGGACTTTGAAAAAGAAGCAAAAACATTTTTAAAAATAATATCTTAATAATTACCGCTTATAATTGAATAACACCGCTTAACACAAAAACAAAAAACACAATAATTTTAAAACTTAAATTTACAGTATGGAAACACTTAAAGAAAAATTTACAACCGTTTGTCAAGGATGCGATGGAACGGGAGAATACGAAGAAGCAATCGGTGGTTTTGAAAATTCAGTAACTTACAAGTTAACTCAATGCGATTGTGAAAATGGTAAGGAGTTGGATTGGGAGAAAGTAGAAGCTGAAATTAAAACAACAAAACAGAAAATTGAAATCAATCAAATGTCAGTTGATAATTACAACCAATTTATGCGTGAAGCTATGCGTAATAAAAACGAATCGAAAGCAATTATAGCACTTAAACTACTTATTGATAAAGAAAGCGAAATAGAAGAACTTGAATTATATTTAGCTGAATTGGAGGTAATCGAATGAAACACGTAACAATTTCACTTACTTACGATAACGACCAATATTTGAATGAAGTATTAAGAAACCTTGTTAAAAATATTCGGCAGGGTAGGGAAAAAGAAAACTACATTGAAAATCATATCGAGGTTGTTTTTGAAACGTTTGAAATTGATACAGCGAAACCTGACCGAGAAATGAGAAAAGAATTAATCAACGGAAAAAATTATATAATTGTAAAATCTAATTTATGAAATACCTGCTGAAAATAGAACTTAACGGTCTTGTAAGCTATCAAATCGTTGAACAAAACCACGAACTACCAAAAGGAACGAAATACTTTATTCCTTACAGAACTTGCGTTTATAAAGATACTAAATGCGCTATAATTAGCCGTCACTTAAATTACACGGTTATTCTTTTCGAGGGAAAAGAAATACAAGTTAGTAAAACGCAAATAACCGTTTGTAATTGATATTAACCGTTTATCATAATAGCGTAAAAGTGAACAAATATAGTTAGTAGATTTGGGTATGAATTTGAAAATGATAGACGGAAAATTAGCAGAAGAAATAACTTTTAAAGGAGGTTTAAAAGGATGGTATTTTTCAAGCAAAGCACATAAAGTAATTTTCTTTTGTCAATTTAATGGTTTTGACTATTTAAGACAGGAAATTTTTGACAAGTATTATTACAGTGAATTAAAATCAAATTATTAAACAGGCTCTGGTAAGCCAACCCCTCCGAGTAGAATCGGCAACTATTCCGAGGGGTTTTTAAAACGTAACTAATAAACAAATAAATATGAACACTTACACAATTACAATTGGAGCTTTGAGCTTAATTACAGTCGGATTTGGAACGTTATTCCGATTTAAGTACAAAACTTTAAAACAGTATTACGAACTAAAATGCGAACGTTACGATAATTTATACAAGCATTATTCAGAAACGCAAAAAGTTTTAAAAGACGTTTTAGCGGATAATAATCGAAAGTCTGAAAAGGTAAAAAAGAAAGACGAACAAATTTACAATCAATCGTTAATGATTTTAGACCTAGAACGAGAATTAAACGACTTAATTGTAACGCACTCGATAGCTTCTAAGGAGGTTACTAAGTTGAATAATATATTAACTTACTTTCAAACTAAAATGCAGGGAAATAAACAATTTGAAAAATTAGTAAAGGATTTTAAAGGAGGCGAAGAATGAAAACAAGAATAATAATTTTAATTTGGTTCACGCTAATCGGTTTAATTATAATTATCGGTTTAAATAGTTGTTCAGCAAGTTACCATTTTGGGAAATTTTTAAAGAAAGGCGGAACTATTGACACAACCGAACGAATTGTAAGTGTTGACAAAGTAATTAAGATAAACGGAAAGGATTCAATTATAACCGTTTTAATGCCTTTAAATTGCCCCGAAGTACAAATACCTTTGACACGTCAAGAAATACGCTACAAATACAGGATACAGCGTGATTCAATCGAAACGGTGCGTTATGTAACTAAGTGGAAAACAAAAGAGGTTGTAAAGTTGGCAAAAGTTCACAAGCGTAAACCGTTTAATTGGTTTTGGCTTGGTTTAGGAATAGGTATTTTTATTCCGATTTATCTTAAATTTGTAATAAAAAAAGTTTATGAAACCAACAATTGACCAAGTAATTAAAGGAATGGAAAAAATCGGAGCGGTTGTTTTTCGTGAACCATTTTCAATTAACCTTTTCGGAGTGCGCACAAATGAAAATACAGCGGACACGTTTAATGATTGGGGCGGTGCGTTTTATTGGGACGACAAAGGCAAACGCCACGAACTAATTATTCCAATTACAACAGATGCAGGAGTTTATTACAGATTGAAGCCAATGAATAAGTTAGGAACTGCAATTCTTGTTCACGATAAACAGTATCGCGGTTGTTATCAATTAATGGATAACGGACACATGGGTAAAAAAGCATTTAGACAAATTAAATCGATGTGGTATTGGAGAGATAACGATAAAGATTCAAGTTTGGAAACGGGCGGTACAATTTACAACGAAGTAGCATTTACGAACTTTCATTATATGGGAAAAGGAAATAAAGTTGGTAATTGGAGCGCAGGTTGTCAAGGGGCAAATATGGCGAATATGAATGCACTTTACAAATTCGTTGAGGTGCAGAAATCGAGGGTTTACAGTTACACACTTTTACACGAAACGACAATATAAATTCGGAGTTGAACGCCTGAATTTTGAGCCTACCTATTTATTAGTGTAGGCTTTTTTATTTTAAATTATTTTCAATTATTTTTTAATAAAAGTATTGTTTATTAATAAAATATACTTATATTTGTGGACACTTTAAAACAAACACAATGGAAAATTTAACTAGATATTCAAAAGTAAACTTAACAATCAATGGTATTACAAGAACTTTTGAAATTAAATGGATTGAAAATGGTTTATATACTATTTTCAACAAATTTGTAAATTCTCAACAAGTAGACTTAAATTATATTATTAAACATTTAGCTAATTAATTAACATTTTAAACTTTAAACAATGACTGGAACAATTATTTATCTATTAGTACTTTATTCAATAGTGGCAACTATCAAAATTTTAACACTTAAAACAAAATGAAAAATAGCAGAAACGCAGGGCGTAAAAAAGTAACAGACGGAACGAAGCTAATTGTTACAGTTCCAAAGTTCAACAAAGCAAAAATAATCGAGTTAATAAAACCCTTAATAGTTTACGACAAATGACAAACGAACAGAAATTAATCGCAGTGGTGGCTATTTTGCCCGTAATGGCTGATTTGCTCGAAGACGTTAACTATTTAGAACAAAAAAAGAAATTATGAAAAACTTATATTTAATACCAACAGAAAAACCAAGTAATTTCTATTCTATAGATGGTAAACATAAATTAACTAACAGCACTATGGCAATGGATTGGTATATATCATCTGTAGGGTATAAACCACATAACATCTACATCACTTCTGATGAAGAAATTAAAGGGGATTGGTGTTATGATGAGTACAACAAAGTAGTATTTAAAAATACAGGTGCAGGTACACCAGGAGCAAGTAAAAAAATCATTCTAACAACAGACCAAGACTTAATTGCTGAAGGTGTTCAAGCTATTGATGATGAGTTCTTAGAATGGTTTGTGAAGAATCCTAGTTGTGAAAAGGTGAAGGTTAGTGAGTTGAGGTTCTTTGAGCCAGAAACTAAATGGTCAGGGCACTGCAAATGGGAATATGATTTACCACAAGAAGAACCTAAACAAGAAAAATGGGATAAACTCAATAAAGAACTTGATGATGCTTTAGAAGAAGCATTTGGGACATCACCATCTAATATATTAGATGTATTTGAAAATGCTAAATTAGTTCTTAGAGAGCATCTAATAGCAAATAAAGAAGAGGTTGTTAAAGATTTAGAACAAATGCGTGAATGGTCAAATACCAATAAACAAGAAACACTTGAAGAAGTTAATGATAATAGAAAAAACCTATACTTCAAAAAACAAGTTATGAATCCGTATGCAGTAGATCTCGCTTCATTAGTTGAAGTTGAAAATTTAATTGATAAAGTTTGTGCAAACCTTGGTGTTCAAGAGGATGCCTACGGTAAAGAAACACGGAAACGCATTTATTGACGAAGTTAGAAAGGTCGATAACACAATAATTAAGGACGCAGAACTCGAAGCGCAATCGCAACAAGTAAACATACAAAGAGCGTTTATTCAGTGGCTTAAAACTGAATTTGTAGCGCAATAATTAGTAATCAATAAAAACAAATATATGTTTAAAATTAACGGAACGCTCAAGGTAGCGAAAGAAACACAAGTTGTAAGTGAAAAATTTAGTAAAAGAATTTTCGTAATTACAGACGAATCGCAGTATCCACAAGATATTGAATTTCAATTAACACAAGACAAATGTAATCTATTGGACGCTTTTAAAGTAGGTAACAAGTTAGAAGTTAGCTTTAATTTGCGAGGTCGAGAATGGACGTCCCCAGCAGGTGAAGTTAAATATTTTAATACGTTGGAAGCTTGGCGACTTGAAAGATTAAACGGTAACGGTGAAAGTATTCAGGACAAAGCACGTGTTGACCAAATGAAAGCGCACGCACCGAATGAGGAACAAGATTACTTACCTTTCTGATATGAAAAGAATAATAATAGGAGCGGTTTACACTAATTCAACGCGCCCGCAGAAAGTAGAAATTACCGACGTTCAAACAAACGATATTGAATACAAGGTTATCGAAGCAACT